GCCAAGCAGCCTAAGGCACCCGCCGGCGAGCCCGTCATCACCGACGAAGTCCGCCAGGTCTCCGAGCTGTCATCGGATCCGCGCAACGCGCGCCGCCACTCAGAAGCGCAGATTTCGCAGATCGTCACGTCGATCGAGAAGTTCGGTTTCGTCGAGAAGCTGTCGATCCGCCCTGACGGCCAGCTGATCGGCGGCCATGCGCGGCTCGAAGCGCTCAAGCGCATGGGTCGCACGGAAGTCGAGTGCCGCGTCGTCGACGGCCTGTCGGAGGCCGGCTACAAGGCCCTCGGCCTCGCGCTCAACCGCATCCCGGAAAATTCAAGCTGGGACAACGATATCCTCCGCGACCTGATCCTCGAAATTCAGGACGACGGCGAGAGCGCGCAGGCGCTGGGCTTCTCCCCCAACGAACTCAAGCGCATCCTCGAAGAGCCGGACGATCTCGCCGTCCACGAGATCGAGACCGGACCGGTCGATGACGAATTTTGGATCAGCGTGCGCGGCCCTCTCTCGCAGCAGGCCAATGCGCTCAAGGCGCTCGAGCAGGCCATGAAGCCATTTGGTGGCGTCACGGTCGAGCAGGGCACGATCAATATTGGGTAGACAGGCGGTGTGCAATGGACGTGGGACAGAAATTTGTTGGCGCCCAGATCGTAGCTTTGAGGAGTGGCGGCCCGTCGATGACTGTGGTGAAGTGCTATCCCGTTCGTAGCCACGAACTTGTTACCGACTTCCTCGTCAAGGTTATCTGGTTCGACGGAGACGACAAGCTTCAACGCGCCGAGTTTGTCCAGTCGATGCTGGAGATTTCGCAACCCGGTCGAAGTCGGCATCTGCACTTCCATCCAGGGCCCGACCAGGTGCTCCACGCGGTCGGAGAGATCGTAAGGATCGAACCGAGTATCGATATCTGCGGGTCGGTAAACACCGGTTAGAGGCGACCTCCATGGGCTGGTTCGGGTGCGACCTCGGCCCCGTCATGACGGCCCTTGCCGGTATCAAGGCCCAGCTGACTTCCATCCAACAGGAGCAAAAAGCAATGACCGCTGAATCCGACAAGCTTGCCGCCGCCGTCACCGTCCTGACCGGCAACGTATCGATACTCACGGCCAACGTCGCCGCGCACGACACCGCCATCCAGGCGGAGATCGCCGCGCTTACCGCCGCGATCGCGGCCGGAGATACCGCCGCCATCGATGCGTCGATCGCCAATATCTCGGCCGCGAGCAGCGGCATTGCGACGTCGGCCGCCACGGTCGCCAGCGAGACCAGTGCGCTGCAGGCCTCGCTTCCGCCCGCGGCTGCGCCGGCCGCGCCGGCTGCCCCCGCCTCCTGATCTCAAGCGCGCGCAAGCTGCCTGACGCAAAGCAGGTCGTCGCCTTTGCGAGGACGATACCGCCCGGCCTTAACAGCGGGCGCGAAAGGTTTGCGCAACCACTGCGGCCGGGCCTTCGGGTTTCCGGCCGCTTTCAATTAAGGGTAGGGGAAGGCAATGCCGGGTGTTCGCGTTACGGGGATAGTGAAATTTTTCGCAGACGAAAAAGGCTTCGGTTTTATTCGACCGGATGACGGAGGCGATGAAGTCTTCGTACATCGCACCGATCTTGCAAATTCGCTGATACTGCTGATGCCGGACCAGCGAGTTTCCTATGAGCTGGTTGATTCCGGATCGAAGAAAGGCAACGGCAAGAAGGCGGCCAACGTCGCGCTGGTGTGACAATGGCGCTGGCCCGCAAGAACCCCATCAAGACCGACAACAACCCGCAGGCCTTCAAGGCCAAGGTCGCGATCCGCCGAAACGTGCTGGATGCCATCGGCGCCGATCGCGGCGTGTTCGATGCCTTCGCAGGTTCCGGCGAGATGTATTCGGCCGTCTGGAAAAGCGCCAAGCTGTACACAGGCTGCGATCTCAAGCCGCAGAGTGATGGCCGGCTGATGTTCTGCGCCGATAATCGCCGCGTGCTCCGCGCGATCGAGTTGCAGCCGTTCTCGATTTTCGATCTCGATAGCTACGGCAGCCCCTGGGTCCAAGCGATCATCATTGCCGATCGGCGCCGCGTTGCTGCCGGCGAGCGCATCGGCCTGGTGATGACCGAAGGCGCCGGCTTTGCCTACAAGTCCAACATCGTGCCGGAGGCGATCGCGATCCTCACGGGGTTGCGGACCGGCATCGTCGGGCTATCGAAGAAACAGGATGCGGTGATCGACAAGGCGATCGCGGGCCTTGCGCGGCGCATGAATTGCAAAGTCATCAAGCGGTGGCAAGCGGAGGGCCGAACTGGCGCTGCTATGCGTTACATAGGAATCGTTTTGAAAGGGAAGGGTTAGGCCTTTCGATCTCGCCACACCTTGAGTGCCGCAAGCCGCATTCGCTCGATAGTCTCTGGCGAGTTCTTGCGCCCGTGGCCAGTATTGCCATTGCGGTTGCGCGATTCAATGCTGCGTGAGGCGCGCAAGGATCGTTGGCTCGGATCGTCGGCATATAGCTGTAAGAGGCGGATACGAGTTGCCTCTCGCTCTTCTGGCGGGATCGGCCGCCCGGGCTGCCCTTTGCGCGATGCCGAGATACGTGCTTTTGTCTCTGGCGAGCATGTCCTGCCGGCCGGCCCCTCGCCGCCCAGCGTCAGGTTGTAGCCGCCAAGCGAGACATGACTGCCATATTGTTCGATAAGATGGGCCTCGGCTTGGCAGGCATCGGCCCATGACCGAGCGCAGCCGACAACTTCAAATGTGAAACTGTCGGCGCCATATTTGGCGATTGCGCGATGCACCAGCTGCTCAGTGCGCCCGGTCTTCGCCAGCCACTTATGCGATGACCAGCGCTTGCGATGGTTGATCGTGATGCCGATGTAGCGTTGGCCAGTCTCTGTCCGCGTAATAATATACAGATACGCGATCATCAGTGGTGCTGCGATACTCGGAGGGGGTTGTAGAGACCTTCCGGCAAAAACGGCTGAAGGTCTTTCTTGAAGTAATATTTCACACCCAGCGCGAGGACTTTGTCCAACATGCGATGGGTGTATTCCTTCCAATCTGTTGTTTTTGTGATCTCCAGATAATTTACTCGCCCTATTTTAAAAAGGTCGACGAACCCGTGCGTTGCATCGACGATCGCAAGCGACGCCTCCACGTCGATCGTCGGCTCAAGGCTCACCCACGTAAAGATGCCCCTTTCGTGAAAGGCCTTGAGCGCAGCCAATCTGTCACCCGGTAGCGCCGCGCTGCGTTCCCACTTCTGCGAGAAGCGATCGTCGAGGCTGGTCAAGGTTGAGGCGAAGGCGTCGCGATCGGGACGGAAGAGATCGAGATCAGCGAGCGCGCGCGTGCCGCCCTTGGTCAGTGTGCAGATGGCAAGGCCGTGTTGCTGGATGATTTCCAGGCTAGGCCGTGTCAGCGACATATCGACCGGGTTGTAGACATCGGACGTGAAGCTGAGCATGACTTGCTCGGTGATGCCGGCCTCCCGGTACTTCACGGCGTCCTTGCGAAGATGATCGAGATAGCCGCCGCGCGCCACCGCGCCGGCGTCGAACTCCGCGCGGTCCTGCTTGGTCACGCGCGGCACGTAACAATATGCGCAACGATGACCACATCCGCGATATGGATTGGCGGCGAGCGGCGAATACTCGCCGGCCTGCCCGCGTGGTGCATAGATGTAGGAACAGCCTGCGACGGAGATTCCGTCATCGTTCAATTTGACCGCCATGTGCTTCGCTTTCCGAGTTGAAGTGCAGAATCAAATTGTGCGCGCAAACTGCTGATTTCACCACTCTTTTTTGAAACCTTGGGCGCGACGCGGTTCTGCTATGGCGAGAAGTAAATCCGAGCGTGGCCGCGGCCAGCCCAAAAAGGAAATCGACCTCGGTCAACTGCAAAAGCTTGCCGCTCTACAGGCGACCTACGAGGAACTGGCGTTTTTCTTCGATTGCGAGAAGAGGACCATCATCAATCGACTGAAGGAACCTGCGCTTAAGCTTGCCTACGAAAACGGCAAAGCCGGCGGCCGACTCTCCCTCCGACGCCTGCAATGGCGTCATGCCAACGGGACCGGCTCGAGCGCGGTCAACATGACCATCCACATGTCCAAGCAGAAGCATTGGCTCAACGAGACGGACAAGGTCTCCGCCGAGCTGACCGGCAAGGGCGGTGGCCCCATCGAACACAAAGACGTCAGTCCCCGTGAACTCATCACAAGCCGAATTGCTGGCATCGCTGCCCGAAAGCGAGCGGGCGACGATTCTGGCGGCCCTGAGCGACAGCCAGCTTGAGGCGCTGCGTTGGGACTGGAAGTTTTGGGCACGGCCCGATCAGATCGAGCCAAAAGACGAGGAATGGAAGAACTGGCTTCTTCTCGCCGGCCGTGGCTTCGGCAAGACGCGCACCGGAGCCGAATGGATTCGCGACAATGTCTGCGGCTCGACGCCGCTTGGACGCGGCAGGTATCGCCAGCTCGCACTGATCGCTGAGACCGCGGCCGACGCGCGCGAGGTGATGGTCGGCGACGGCAAGGCCGAAGATGAGGGCTCCGGCCTTCTGCAGGTTCACCCGAAAGATTTCAGGCCGCTCTACGAGCCGTCGAAACGGCGGCTCACCTGGCCGAACGGCGCGATCGCCACGCTCTACAATGCCACCGAGCCGGACCAGCTCCGCGGCCCGCAGCACGATGCGGCGTGGTGCGACGAGCTGGCGAAGTGGGTCTATGCCCAGGACTCCTGGGACCAGCTGCAATTCGGTCTACGCCTCGGTGACCATCCCCGCGTCTGCATCACGACGACGCCGCGGCCGATCCCGCTGATCAAGGCATTGGTCAAGGATCCGCTGACGCGCACCGTGCGCGGCAAGACCGAAGACAATGCCTCGAACCTGCCGCCGTCATTCATCAAGGCGGTGATCGACCGCTATGGCGGGACACGCCTCGGCCGCCAGGAGCTGAACGCCGAGATCCTCGACGACGTGCCGGGCGCGCTGTGGACGCGCGCCATGATCGATGATGCCCGCAAGCCGGTGACCGTGCCGGACATGCGCCGCGTCGTGGTGGCGATCGATCCGTCGGGAACTGCGGGCGACGAAGACGAGGGTGATGAAGTCGGCATCATCGTTGCCGGCAAGGGCGCCGACGGCCGCGGCTACATCCTGGCCGACCGCAGCTGCAAGCTGTCTCCGGATGGCTGGGGCCGGCGCGCGGTGCAGGCCTATCGGGATTTCAAGGCGGATCGAATCATTGCCGAACGCAATTTCGGCGGTGCCATGGTCGAGCACGTCATCCGGACGATCGACAAGCAGGTATCTTACGAGGAAGTCGTCGCCTCGCGCGGCAAGATCATTCGGGCAGAGCCGGTCGCTGCTCTCTACGAGCAAAAGAAGATTTCCCACATCGGCGACTTCATCGAGCTCGAGGACCAGATGTGCGCCATGACACGCGACGGCTATGCGCTCGACGGCTCCCCGGACCGGCTCGATGCGGCAGTCTGGGCGCTGGATTATCTGTCGTTCGTCGCGCGCTCGCCGCTGATCGTGCCTGACGACATCCTGGCGAAGTCCGCTTTACCGGTCCGCAGGCGGAAGCCGCTGTGAAGAAAAAGCGCGTCAAGCAGCTCGCGCGCCAGATGGTGCTGGAGTTCATGGAGCTGAAGGGCTCCAAGCGCGTGCCTCGTCGACGCGCACTGCGCAAGATGGCTGCAAAGAAAGCGCTGACGCCGGAACAGGTAAAGGCAGCGGCGGATCGGGCCGAGAATCCGCCCGAGCGCAAGCCGATCGTCATATCGGACGAGGTGTTGCAGCGCTCGCGCCAGAAGGTGCCGCGCTTCCAGCGCGTCAATCCGTTCAAGCTGCCGGATTTCCCGGTTCAGCTGACCGACAGCATTCCGGCCGATCGCCGCATGGCCGCGGACGAGGCCATCAACGGCATCTCGGCTTGGGCCGGCGGCGCATGGAGCGCGCTCGGCGCCAACGTCGCCTTCGAGGGAATTGCGTTCCTCGGCTATCAATATCTTGCCGAACTGGCACAGCGCCCTGAGTACCGCGTCATCGTCGAGACGATCGCGACCGAGATGACGCGGAAGTGGATCCGCTTCCTGGCCAAGGGCGACAAGGACAAGACCAAGAAGATTGAGCAGCTCACGGCCGAGTTTGAACGGCTTAAGGTTCGCGAGAATTTCTGCCAGGCTTGCGAAATCGATGGCTTCTTCGGCCGCGCGCATCTCTATCTAGACACCGGAGATACTGACGATCGCGAGGAGCTGAAGACGCCGATCGGCAACGGCGCCAATGGGGTCACTGATCGCAAGTTCCAAAAGGGAGACCTGAAGCGGCTCGCCGTGGTCGAGCCGATGTGGACGTACCCGACGCAGTACAATTCGAACAATCCGCTTCGGCCGGACTGGTACAATCCGCAGATGTGGTTTGTGATGGACCGCGAGGTGCATATCTCGCGGCTCTTGAAGTTCGTCGGCCGCGAGGTGCCAGATGCGCTGAAGCCAGCATACTCGTTCGGCGGCCTGTCGCTGACGCAGATGGCTAAGCCCTACGTCGAGAACTTCCTGAACATCCGCCAGAGCGTTGCCGACATCGTGCAGGCCTTCTCGGTATTCGTGTTGTCGACTAATCTGGGCGAGACGCTGACGCCAGGCGGTGATGGTCTCTTCAAGCGAGCAGACCTTTTCAACAATCTGCGGGACAACCGCGGGATCATGATGGTGGACGCAGAGCAGGAGGAGTTTCAGAACGTCGCGGCGCCCCTGTCATCGCTGGATGCCCTGCAAGCCCAAGCGCAAGAGCATATGGCGTCAGTCAGCCGCATCCCGCTGGTCAAGCTACTCGGCACCACGCCGCATGGCTTGAACGCCACCGCGGAGCCCGAGCTGCGTGCCTTCTACGACAGCATCGGGGCGTTCCAGCTGAAGTTCTTCTCTCCGAACCTGGACAAGGTGTTCCACTTCGCGCAGCTCAATATCTGGGGCAAGGTCGATCCCGATCTGTCGTACGTGTATGAGCCGCTGTGGTCGCTAGACGAGAAGGGCCAGGCGGAAGTCGACAAGCTGGAGGCTGAGACGGCGCAGATCGATATCGACAGCGGCGCGATTGCGCCAGTCGAGCGGCGCACGGTGATCGTCAACAAGCCGAACTCGCCTTATGCCGGCCTCGATCCCGACGATATTCCCGATCTTCTCGAAGAGGAAGAAGAGGGTCTGGAGCCGAAGGGCGCGGCCGCAAAGCTGGCCGAAGGCGGCGAGCAGGATCAGCATGGCGAAAGCGAGCCGCAAGCGAGCGAACGAGAAGACGCTTAGGCCGGTTCACCCCAACGCGGGGATTGAAGCGGCCTATCGCCGGCGCATGTTGCGGCTGGTCGAGGAGATGAACGACTCGTTCGTCTTCTGGCTGAAGGCAGCCTACCGACAGAATCCGCCGCGCATGGCCATGGACCGGACGCCGGCGCAGGAACTGCGGGCAGCGCTGAAGAAGCTGGCCGCCCGCTGGCAGCGGAATTTCGATGAGGCCGCCCCGAAGCTTGCGGATTGGTTTTCGAGGACGGCGCGATCGCGCTCGGACGGCGCGCTGCGATCGATCCTGCGTAATGGCGGATTTACAGTGAGATTTACCCTCACGCCGCCAATGCGCGATGTTCTTGACGCCACGATAAACCAGAACGTCACGCTGATCCGCAGCATACCGGCACAATACCTCACGCAGGTCGAAGGCGCTGTGATGCGCAGCGTGACGGCTGGTAGAGATTTGGAATCGCTGGCGAAGGAACTGCAAGATCACTATGGCGTAACGAAGCGCCGCGCCGCGTTCATTGCTCGATCGCAGAACAATCTCGCTACGGCGTCAATGACCAGGGTCAGGCAGGTTCAGCTCGGGATTACGGAAGCGATTTGGGTGCACAGCGGTGGGGGTAAGCACCCAAGACCGAGCCACATGAAAGCTAGCCGCGACAAGACGCGATACGACACATCGAAAGGCTGGCTCGATCCTGAAGTCGGGAAATATATTTTCCCCGGCGAACTTCCAAATTGCAGGTGCGTATCAAAGCCCTTGGTCCCTGGCTTCGAGTAGGTTATAAAAAGCGAGGCCGCAAGGTGTTGGCACACCCGGCGACCTCTAACCGCCCAAGCATTCGTGGTGCTCAGTTGGCTGACGCTCCAATCCCATATTCCGGACCTGTTGTCACCCGCGCGGCTGCCAAAGCGGCGGGGCTTAAGCGATATTTTACTGGAACCGCGTGCAAGTTTGGACATGTTGATGAGCGGTCCACGCGGACCGGCAATTGTGCGGAATGCGCCAAACGATACTTCCGCACCTACTATGTGGCCCACTCGGAGACGATAAAATCTAGATCAGCGCGCCGGCGCCGGGAAAATCCCGAGTACGATTCGCTGTATTACGCGGCAAATCGCGAAAAGGCGAAGGCATCGGTCAAAACGTGGCGGCGAGAGAATCCGGAACGAGAGCGAACCGGAAATGCGGCTCGCTGCAAAAGATACTATGTCGAGAACAAGCCGAGGATTCTTAAAAATGTTGCCGCTTGGCGGGAGGCTAACCGAGAGGCAAGACGGGCTCACCACTCCAAACGGCGGGCTCGAAAATCCGGTGCTGGCGGATCGTTCACGGCAAAAGATGTTTCGTTCCTTTTAAAGCGACAGCGCCAAAAGTGCGCCCATGCTTGGTGTAGAGCAAGTTTGAGTTCCGGGTTTCATAGGGACCATATTATCCCGCTGGCGCTGGGCGGCTCAAATGGTCGCAGAAACCTTCAGCTACTG